GGTTCTGTCAGGTATATTTAACTACGGTGAAGATGCTTACTATGATGTAGCAGATCTGCTACAAGAAAGCTCATTTACTATAGATAGCAATATTGTTTTATACAAATGCTTTAAATATGTTTTTGAGAAAAATCCAAACACTAAATTGGATATAGCTACTATTTTTTCAGCTGCTGAGGAATTACATCTATCCTCAATAGTTACTAAAAAAGAAGAAGTTCAACATTTGCAGGCAATTACCAGCTTCCCAGTAGAATTAGACAATGTTAGAAAGTTTGCTGCAAAAGTTAGAAAGCTAGAAATAGCTAGACTATTAGAAAAACAGTTAGACGAAGCTAAAAGTAAGGTTTCAGAAGTAAAAGGAACCGAACCTGTTGGCAGTATCGTCGGTATTGCAGAAGACGTCATATTTAATTTTTCTTCTCTTCTTAATGACACAGAGAATCACCCCACAACCGTTGGTCAGGATGTTGACGAATATATACAGTCATTAATTGATAATCCTATAGACCAAATAGGTATACCTACAGGATTCCCTATCTATGATCAGGCTATTGGAGGCGGTTTGCGTAGAGGTACAGTAAATGTAATTGCTGCTAGACCTAAAACAGGGAAAACTTTATTGTCAGATAATATTGGATTTAATGTTGCTTCTAAATCAAAAGTACCAATCCTAAATTTAGATACAGAAATGATGAAAGAGGATCACATAAATAGGATACTGGCCATGATGACAGAAGTGGATATTAGTAGCATCGAAACCGGTAAGTTTGCTCAATCTCCAAACAAGAAAAACAAAATACAAAAAGCAGCAGAGCAACTCAAAGATATGGGTATATATCACAAGTCTATTGCTGGACAACCTTTTGAAGATCAAATCTCCTTGATGCGACGATGGTTGATTAAAGAAGTTGGACTAAATGAAGACGGATCAGCTAAGGACTGCGTAATATTTTACGACTACTTAAAACTCATGGACAGCCAAGGCATGAGTCAAGACATGAAAGAATATCAGGTTCTAGGATTCATGATGACAGCCTTACATAACTTTGCTACTAGGTATAAAGTCCCTATAGTAGCATTTGTTCAGCTTAACAGGGATGGTATCACCAAAGAGAGCACAGATACCGCCAGTGGATCAGATAGAATTATTTGGCTTTGTAGCAACTTCACTATATTCAAACGTAAGACAGATGAGGAAATAGCAGAAGATGGTCCAGATAACGGAAATAGAAAACTATTACCTCTGGTCAGCAGGCATGGAGGAGGGTTGGATGACAATGATTATATTAATTGTAACATGAAGGGTTGGTGTGCTAAGATTAGCGAAGGCAAAACCAGATTGGAACTAATGCAAAAACCTGATAGTATTGAGGAGTTTGATGAAGACAGTGAAGAAGCAATCCCATTCGAATAAAAATCAACAACAAAAATTAAAGATACTCTGCGACAACTTATGCGATAAAGCAGAAGATTTATTCGATTATTTTGAAATTGACCATAAAGATAATGGTAGATTTTATAGTATGTGCTGCCCTATTCATGGTGGTGACAATCCATCAGCAATTAACATATATCCAGAAGGAGAATCATATAGAGGTAACTGGAAGTGTAGAACACATAATTGTGAAGAAGTTTTTCAGCCATCTATTATAGGTTTCGTTAGAGGGCTTTTGTCTAACAAAAAATACAACTGGTCTAAGTCGGGTGACGAAACTTGTAGCTTTAAAGAAACTTTACAATTCTGTGAAGAGTTTACAAATACCAAATTACAAAACATCAGAATTAATAGAACCCAGCAAAGCAAGCATAAATTTAATATTGCTATGCGATCTATGCAAAAAACAGCAAAGTCTAACAAGCCTGCTGTTACTAGAAACACGGTGAGAAGTAGTCTAGCAATACCTGCTCAATACTACATAGACAGAGGATATAGCCAAAACATTATGGACAAATATGATGTTGGACTATGTTCTAATCCTAAAAGGGAGATGTACAACAGGGTTGTCGTACCTATTTACGACATGAATTATGAAACGATGGTGGGCTGTACCGGTAGAAGTATATATGAAAAGTGTGATAGGTGTGGAGGTTTTCATGATCCATCAGACCCTTGCCCTTCTGCCGAAAACCTATGGAAATATTCTAAGTGGAAACACAATGGTGGATTTAAAACACAAGAATACTTATATAACTTTTGGTTTGCTAAACAGCATATTAAAAAAAGTATGTATGTAATTCTAGTAGAGAGTCCTGGTAATGTGTGGAAGTTAGAAGAAAATGGTATTCATAATAGCGTAGCTATATTTGGCACTAATCTTAGTAATCAACAAAAGCTACTACTAGATTCTAGTGGAGCAATGTGCATATTTACAATCATGGACAATGATGATGCTGGTCGTAAGGCAGCTCAAAATATTTCCAAAAATTGCAATCGTACATATAATGTATATAATATAGGAATATCTGCTAATGATATTGCCGACATGACTTCTAATCAAATTGACACAGAAATCAAAAAAACCATACAGGAGTATTTATGATTATAGCGTTTGCTGGCAGAAAACAATCTGGTAAAACTACATCTTGTGAATTTGTTAAAAATTTGTTTGATGAACACACACCTCTAGGATGCTCACAGATATACAATTTTGCAGATCCTTTAAAACAACTTTGTATCAATATATTGGGCTTAACAGAAGAACAATGTTATGGTACAGATGAAAACAAAAATGAAACTGTGGATTGCTATTGGCCCGGTATTGACGCACAAATGACAGCCAGAGAAGTACTCCAGTATGTTGGAACGGATGTTTTTAGAAGAATGCAGCACGATGTCTGGGCAGCGGCTACTATCAGATTAATCCAAAAACACGGGAGAGGATTATCCTTAATTGCTGATTGTCGATTTCCGAATGAGGTTGAGGCTGTTAAAAATGCTGGTGGTCTAGTAGTCAAACTTAATAGAAACCTTTATAGCTCTACACACGCAAGCGAAACAGCACTAGACGAGGATAAATACGACCAATCTAATTTTGATTTAGTTATAGACAATCCCGACATATCTATTGATGACAGAAATAAATTAATTATTGACTTTCTAAAAAAACATATAACCTCACCCAAGAACCAAAAATACCTAGTTCATACAAAAAATAAGGCAACATAATGATAATTACTTATTTCCGCAGCTCATCATATAATACCCATTGTATGTGTGAACAACAATACTTTTTTGATTATGTTTTAGGCTATAGGTCTCCTTCTAATAAAAAAGCAGACAAGGGTACTATTGTACATAAAGTATTAGAAATTTTGGCATTTATTAAGTATCACCAACAACAAGGTAATCGGTCTTTTACAGACGATATTGTAGGAGAGGTATATGTTGAAGATTACAATTTGGACGGTATTATAGAGTCTGTATATACCTATTATACTAGTGCTTTTACTCATCATAAGTGGACAAATGTTGATTTTAAAGATTGCTCTAAGTGGACATATAAAGCAATTAATTATGCTGATGGAATGTTTGATCCTCGTAATAAAAATATATTATATCCAGAACAACAATTTGATATAACTATTGATAAGCCTTGGGCTAAATTCAAGTATGACACGAAAGATGGGCCACTAGAAGGTCAATTATCTATCAAAGGAACAATTGACTTAATAACAAAACCAAACGAAAATACTGCTGAAATTATTGATCTGAAAAACAAACATGTTTTTCCGAAAGAGTTTAGTAAACTTTTAGTGAGGTAAAAATGAACATTAGAGAAGGAATGAAAGTAATGGTAACTCTTCACATGAGCAACAAAGGAAGAGTAACAAAGGTGTACTTTGTTCCTGTACAACATGGTTCGATGGGCGGAACATTTTCAAAACAAATGCGTGTTAAGTTTATTAGCGAATTGGACGGTGAAGAAAAAGATTTTCGTGCATCCGATCTTATGGTATTGAGAGATGAAGGATAGCTTAGAATTTATATTCTTGGTTTTAATGTGGTTCGGATTGATTGGATGCTTTGTAACTTTTATTT